ACGTCATCCGGTTAGCGGCAGCGTCTCTACCTCGGGTTCTCCCTCTCGGGCCTTGCTCCGTGCGTTCTTGCACGAATTTGCCTTTAGTCACGTACCTCCTTGCTTTTGGTACTTTGACAAGTTTATCTCCTACGTGCTCGATTTCAGCTAATGAGCACTCCAGCTCGAGTGGGTTAATTACTGATCGCTCTCCGCTGCATGGTGGGCACAACGTTCCGCAGTGTTCTTTCATACAACACGAGCATTGTCTCTTCTCGTGGTCACATCCACCATGACAGGTGTGTGGCAGCTCTGAGCAGACGTGATCACATTGATGTCTACACCCGGCTTCTACGTCGCAACACGCGCACCTCCGATTCTTGGTGGCGTTCACTAGGTTGCAACATTTACACATGCTTTCACTGTCAGCCAACACAGGGTGGTTGCAAGAGCTCTTGTGGTGGTTACAAACATTGAAATTTCCAATTTCTGTCTTCCTGTCTGCCCAGGAATAGTTCACGATCCTGCTGTGAAACTGTGGCCCCGAAAGCATCGATTCTAAGGAATCCCACACTTTACTTGTCGCCCATGTGTTGATTTGCATAGCTGTGTGGCTATCTATTGTGGATAGTGCCTCCTTCACCTGGAATTGGTTGCCCAACCCTCCGAGGCACTTCACTATTCCGCTTAGTAACCACTCACCTCCCATAATGCCTAGTTTCTTCAGGATAGACACAGGAGCATCGTTCTCGACGATCCACTTTACGTCTCCAACTCTACTGGCCCTTCTGGACATTAACAACATTGACACCACTGTGTGGTTTTCGACATCTTCCGCAGTCAAATTGGAGTACGTGATCACTCTGTCATGGATTGAATATCTGGCATGAGCAACGGATATTGCATAGTCTAATAAGGCCTTGTACGATAAACTTCCTCCCAGATTTCTTGCATTCAGTTTGTGCAGTAGCTTCAATCGCAGCTTGATTTTGGCGTCTGCCACCACGAGTTTAGATTGCATTCCGACGGGTTGGATAGTCTGTATTTTAGGGCATACTATCTCTATTTCGTCGCCACCTTTATCAAGTATGTTACTGAAGTCGTTGGCATACCTGGGCTCTGTATCTATTGTCAAGCACCTCACTTTGTGGTTGCCAACGGTCATCAGTGTTTTGATGTTTCCATAGTTGTCTTGCATATAGAAACTATCGCTCATTGCCCAGTTATGGAGTTCGTTGTAATCGAAAGTGAGCGGCCTGTCCATACCTATCAACATTACATGAGTTTTGTCTAAGTGTGTCACCCATGATCCTTGCTCGTGTGCCAAGATTCCGCTCTTCTTCAGACCCAGATCTGGGATGTTCGGGCACGTAAATAGGAGAGAGTGTTGACCTTGCTCTTTCATACTATCTAAAATGTCACCCATGCTCAAATTACAAATTCCATCTAACCCATACATGCAGTCTGTGGCTTTGTCAAAGCAAGTACACTCTCTAATGTTATGAGTGCATAATAAGTTCATCTTTTCACTGTTGTTTACGTGCATTCCCGGAATTATTTTCTGACAACAGACTGTTGGATTGGTCTCATCCAAGTAGCAGTTTGGCAAACAACTGTCCCCTAGTCTAACCTTCGTGACGCCTGATGGCAAGCAGTCTATCACTTTGT